GAGGCGGCAAAGGCGCAGGCAGAGGCGGCGAAGATGGCGATGGTTGAACCCGAACCCGAAGAGGATGACGAGGAAGTGGCAGTAGAAGAATACACTTACGATGGTGTATTATATCTTGTTGAAGGTGGTGATGTTTTTAACAAAAGACGAGTTTTTGACCCTGAAACTGAAGAGGAAATAGGTGAATTGGGAGACCCCGAATTGAAAGGCCTAGCGGCCGTTGTAAAACGGATGTCTGGTAAGGGAAAACCCGTTGAAATGAAACAGGCGGATTATTATAAGGAACACCAGAATATCGTGAAATTGCTTAAAGACACAGGAAAATCGTTGTTGAGTGAAGCGAAAGACCAGCAGGAAGAGGCAAGCACGATGGCGAAGAAGATGGGCGCACCAGACCCTTTTGAGTTGGTGGGTGAGGGGGCGATTGAATTCACGCTGGCTCAAGCCGGAAAGGCGTTATTTAATCCTACGGGGGATATGACGATGGCAGGCGTCCAGACATTCACGCCGGATTACGATGCGTATGGTGCGACCATAGAGCAAGGCCGGAAGAATGCGTTTAATCTCTCGCGAAGTATGTATAACCAGCAAGAGGCGATAGATTTACCTGGGTTTGATTTGATAGAAGATGATACATCATTACGGTTTTATTTGAAGGATGACGAGGATGTGATATTGGTGGGTATTCGTGGCACGGATGTTAAATCTTGGACGGATTTATACACCTGGGCGGTGATTGGAGCGAAACAGGATTTTCGTATGACGACGCGGTTTCAAGATGACCTACAAAAATTACTGCGTTTTCAGAAGACATATCCGATACAAGACTATTATTATGTTGCGACAGGTTCATCTCTCGCTGGTTCAATCGCAGACCGCTTTTTGGATATGGGATTGATTAATGAGGCGCTCACATATAACCCGAGTATTGAGAAAAAGTATATACTGAATGGGGGCATCCATAATCATCGTGTTTATTTGGATACTGACCCGCTGTTTATTTTGATGGGGCAATATGCGCCGAATACTGAAATCCGCAAGAATGCTGGCAGGGCGGAATTTTTCAATCCGATAAAAGAGAAGGATTATCTTATTAAATCACACTCTATTTATCCGGTGTATAATCCTGCGTTTGAAGGGGGTGGTATGGAAGGTGGTGGAAAAACGTATACACTTGAAGAGTGGAAAGCGATATTTGATGCGAAGTTGGAAGAGAAGCGGAAAGCGATAGAAGCGAGAGAAGCGAAGAAGAAGCAGACCGCGAAAGCGAAGAGGGAGCGGGCGAAAGTGCGACGTGAAGAACGCGACGAACCGCCACCGCTAGAAACACCGGCCACATTTAGAACCTCTCGGGTGATGAAAGCGACCCCGCCGAAAGAACCAGAACCAGCCCCGCCAGCACCGAAGAAGCGCAAACCGAGACTGAAAGTTGTAGCCCCTGCTCGTGCTAGGGTTGAGTTGCGTCAAGAGTTAGTTGCGGAACAGCCGAGAGAACCAGAAGGGCAATTCGCGCCAGAACCAGAACAATTACAATTGGTAGTATCGGAAATTGCGAAACAGCCACAGAGGGCGTATATGAAACTGCTGAAGTCGCCATCACTTACAGAGGCAGATAAACGACTGATGATGAACTTACAAAGTAGCCAGATGGCACCGATGAGAAAAGCGAAGTTATTGGCGAGGAGTGGACTGGCACGAAAACTGATGGAATTGCTGGGTATTGATGAGAGTGCTTTTCAGGGGCAGAGGGCGAGGATGAGAATAACGGATACGATGGAGAAGCGAGTTGATGCGAAGAAAACCCGAGAAGTCGCGTTGGCACCCCTGATGGATTTGTTTGATAAACAAGAGGCAGGACTAATAAGGTTTTTGGCGAAAAAAACCGATAAGAAAGACGGTGAGACTATATTCAGGTTTGTTAATTATGTGGCGAAGAAGTTTGCTGATAATGCGATTGGCACTTGGGTAGTCGTGGCGGATATGTTGTCAGTTTCGCCGAGTAGTTGGTCGTGCGATGGGCGGAACGATATAATTGAACTCCGAGAGATGAAGGACGAAAGCAGCGGTGGGCGTTTCGCCGCGTCGGCGGTGATGTTTCTTACAGAAGCAGAGGAAAAGAATGTCACTTGCTCTGGATTTTTGCGAAACGAACGGAGATTTGGTTTGGATTTCGGGCAGAGAGAGTTGCCGAAGCATAAGGTAAATGATGAGGGAGAGGTTGTGGAGGTTCCACCTAATCCTAATCAAAACTTTTTCTTTCCAGAGATGACGCGAGCGTGTATGGATATGGTTGAAAAAATAGATGGGGTTGTAAGTTGTGATTTATATTTGAGAAAGGCTGGTATGGGATATAAGAGGCGTAGGGAGTGGATGATATGGTGCGATGAGGTAGAACCAGTCCAGAAGAGATTGAAACCAGAACAGAAGGAAAGAATAGTAAAAGCAGAGAGGGAGAAAGCGAAGGAAATCAGCCGAAAAGTGGGGGCGTTAGTCGCTGAATACAAAGACCTTATACTTGAGCGTGGAGCGTTGATGGTTGAACGAGTAGAGGCATCGCTGACGCCAGCACAGTTGGAGGCGGTGGAGGCATATGAAGTGAAAATTTCAAAACCAGTAGTCATCGCGAAGAAGAAGAAGAGACTTGCGGAGGTTGAGAAACGCCTGAAAGAGAACAGTTATATACTAAACATCCGTTTTGACGAGTTAGAGACCTATCAAGATGAGAGGGAATGGGAGAAAGCGAGTGCGGAGAGATGGCCTTTAACAAGCGAACGCGATAGATTGAAAAGAGAGATTGCTGCTCTAGAAAAATAATAATAAACATAAAAAATCCAGATAATAAAATGACGACTATAACCGAAAGAGCGTATCCTACATCCGAGGAATACCCACTCGTCAAGGCATTCACGGTGAATGACCGCAAACCCAGACTGATAGGTTCAGCCGGATTGAAAGCACAATTGTATACCGGTGATTATGATTTTACGATGGATTTATCCGACCTACCGAGAGATGTCATCTTTACTGGCATAAACGACGTCATCCAGAAAATCTCTCAAGACCCGCAATTGTATTTCGTTGAGTTCAAACTTCAGTCAAAGCGAGGCAAGAAGGAGCGCATATACCGAGCAGAAGAGTTCAATCACACCTATTTCGGCAGAATACCATTTAAAGACCTAGATTTTATGAAGGTGGACGTGGTTCTGCGTAAAGAGGATAATGAGTTTTACGATGCGAGTTGTATGTATTCTCTCGGCGATAATGATACAGAAGTGGATGACCTGCTGAAAGACCTGGAGCAAGAGTTCGGTGCGCTGATAAGTGAAGGTGCGTATTTCAAGGCACTAAAACGATTGTTCGCGATGATGAGGTTGCGTAATGAAGACCCCGAGATGTCAATTGTGCTGGTGAAGTTATTCAATTCGGAGGTGGGTAAATTGTATCAGGAGACGAGCCAGATGAAGGCCGTTCAATCTCTCAAATGGGAGACGATGAAGCCACTCAAATCTCTCGCCGATGCGTTTTTCAAGAAGAAAATAAACAGCAAGGGGAGCATCACGAGAGGCAGGATTGATAATATCATAAGAGCAAATATGAAAGTCATCAATAAGGCAGCGAAGGATATACTGTGTAATATCATATAAAAACTAATAAACACATTTTCGTCTATTTATAATAGAAAAAAATCTGTATTATAAATGTCATTTAATCTAGAGAAGTGCGGTGCGGCATTTGCGCGAATTGAAGGTGGGAGTAATGATGGTAAAAAACTGTTTCTAGCGACGCCGGATGATAAGGGATTAAAAGAGCATCGTGTTCGTTCATTTACGAGGGCGACTATTCCTGACGGTGATACGGGGCAATTTCGCCAGATGATTAACCCTAAAACAGAAAGGCAGATATGGTATGTGGTTGGTGCGTCGGGTTCGGGCAAGTCGTATTATACGAAGATGATATGTAAAGAGTATACGAAGAAGTTTCCAGACCGAAACGTGTATATGTTTTCGTCGCTTCCTGATGATGTGAGTGTGGACGATATAAAAAACCTGAAACGCCCGAAGATAGATGATACGTTGGTGAGCGACCCGATTGATGCGAGTGAGTTTGCGGAGAGTATGGTGATTTTTGATGACTGTGATACTCTGACGAATAAAGCACAGAGAAAAGAGGTTTTCAAGATACTAGACCAGATTTTACAGACTGGACGCCATCACAAAATTAGTTGTGTTCTTACATTCCATTTACCGAGCGACCGCCAGACGACGCGCCAGATGTTAAACGAGTGTCATTTTGTCACGATTTTCCCGAAGTCGGTTATGACGGCAAGCACGAAGTATGTGTTGGAGAATTATATTGGTATTACACCGAAGATGATGAAAGAGATAAAAAAGTTGTCTTCGCGCTGGGTGACGATAGCGAAGAACTATCCACAGGCCATTTTGTCCGAGAAATGTGCTTATATTTTAGAAGACCCCGACTTGAAGGATGATGATTAGCACACCCCGCAGTCTTCGCAAAACCAGTCGTTTTCTTTGTAATTTCCGCAACTTTTTCGTTCTCCGCAATCGGAGCATTTTTTATAGGGGTAGATGTTAGGAGCGTCGCGGGCGTCCACATCATTTTCTTCTTCGTCTTTTTTGGCAGAAGAGACGATGGGGGCGACGAGTTCTTCGTAGTTTTTGCGTTCTCTTTCGGCGAAGATTGCTTCAATCTGGACGGCAGTCATTCCAGCATACTTACCCGTAGTTGCGACTTTTGTGTGGCGGTCGTCGTCGTCGCTTACCACGCTGACGGTTTCGTCGTCGTCGCTTTCTTCTTCTTCTTCATCCTCACGCCATTTTTTATAGTGGCAGGCGGTCGCTTCGTTAGGGCATTTGTCTTCGTAGTGGTGAGTATAACCGCAATACTCGCAGTCTTCCATTCCGTCGTCTGTATTGGGGCAGGTTCTCTTGTTGTGTCCGGGTTCGCGGCAAATGGAGCAGGGCATTTCGTTTGTGTCTGATTGTCTGTCTGAAACTGTCATCCGCCGATAAGTTGAAAAATCATTTCAATTTTTTTGGATTGCTATGTTTTTGGCCGTATCATATGAAAACGAGGAAATTAATAATAAAAACAATAATACAATAACGAATATAAAACAAAGGAAATTCAGTATGAGTGGAATTACTACGAGGGGCAATTTAAACTCGTCCGACCCTTACAATTTGTATTACGATATTAACGTCGTGACGGACTACGACCCTACCCTTACTGGGGATACTAGCCCCGCTCTTACTTTTACAGAAACGCGTCAGAACCCTATTATTAATTATCCCGAGGACTATTTGCTGTCGGTTGTGCGTTTTACACTAGATAGCCCTACATTACCGATTTGGTCCCCTGATGTGTTGTTAGGTCAGGGGAATACCGACCCGAATAAACTGATTTACTCTTTCAGTATGAAAGTTGTGGACTATGCCATACCAGCCGCCCCTGTCACTTATTATTCAACTGCCCCGAGCAGTTGGATTTTTATCCCAGATGACTTGACTTTGCCTGCTCCGCGTGCGCCATTTGTGTTTCAAAACTTACAAGACCCCTATTATTATGTGTATGAGTTTTCAAAAGCGCTGGCGATAATGAATAATGCGCTGAAATCGGCTTTTGATGGAATGAATGCGGTATTGACCGCTGCGGGAAGGCCTGTTATTGGAAATACCGCGGCAACTCCGTTGGCAGTTTATCAGAATTACTGTCCCCAGATGACGTATGACCCTAATCAAGAGTTATTCGGTTTTAATATGCCCTTATGCCCTCCGGCGTTGGCGACTGGCGCACCCCCTTACACTTACGACACTTACGACCAGCATTTACCTTTAAATAATGCGAGTGTCCCAGGAACTTTTACTGGACGCGTGATTTCGGTGTATATGAATACCCCAGCGTATATTCTACTGAACTCGGTGCCGACGCGTTTTCAAGGAAACGACACAGCAAATCTCACACGCGGAACTGAATACGAAATCGTGGCCTACAATAATCAATACCAGAATACTACTGGTGGAAGCAGACCGACATACCCCCTAACGCCAGTATCTACTGCGACATCATCCATCCCGCAGATTACAGTCCCACAAGAAAACAGCACCACGATTTTATGGTCGCCCGTTCAATCTATCGTATTTTCTACATCGCTACTACCCGTTCAAAACACGCTGCTTTCAAAGCCAGTCATTTTTAACTTCTGGAATGGAACTGTATCAAAACCGGTTGGTGGCAATTCAAATAACAACGTTACGGCGCCAGTCCTTACGGATTTTGAATTACAGGGTGCGACAGGCACGAGTTCACAGGTGCGGATTACATATACCCCGACGGCGGAATATCGTATGTTGGACTTGCGTGGCACGACACCCGTAAATGCGGTGGAAGTTTCGGTGTTCTGGAAGGACAAATTTTCAAACCTTCACCGGTTTCAGTTAGGGGTTGGGTGTGTTGCGAGCATTAAAATCCTATTCAGGCGCAAGGACTTCTACAACGCCCGTGTGGATTAGTATTTGAATTGAGAAAAAATTGAAATAGATTTTCAATATTCTACCAGACGCAGCGACAGACAAAGACGATACGATGGCGACGAGCGATTTTACGGGTGAATATTTTGACGTGGTTCAGTTCAAAGCGTCGCTTGAGCGGAAGATGATTGAAAAAATACGTGAGGTCGTCCCGACGGACGAGGAGATGAAACAATACACCGAGAGGTGGTTGGAGGCGGTGAGGGAGCAGCGACAGATTGGCGATGGACTGGATGAATATATTGACGAGGACGCCGAGGATGGGGGCGACGACAAAATCGCAACCGAAAGTGAAATGCGGTATAAGATGTTGAATTTTCTGGACCAGGAGGACAGCGCGATTGAAGTTATGTTCGGTCAAATTAACACAAACTCATCACCGACACTCGTCCGTGATGAATTTCTTGGCAGGGTTCTTGACTACCCGTATCCAGACTGCGAAGTTGCGATTTACTCAAAGGAGATGTATGAAAAGATGAAGTTGGGTAAATGTGCGGGGGGGATGTGTTATGAGTTTCTGTTGAGGGTGGTGAATGAGTTAGTTGAGAAATGGATGGTGGATGAGGTGAAGAAAAACATCACGAGAGGACATCAAATATAAGAAAATACACAGGACAGGGGCGTCCTTTTTTTTCATATGTTAATGATGAAATTATATATAAAAACAAAAGAATAATAATACCATAAAACACAATTTAATATGAGTTCAGCAGATTTCAGGAAAGTCCTTGTTGAGGATGCCCGTATGCGTGTGACTGACAGTTTGCCCTTTGGTGTGGTTAAGTCAGGACAGAATGTGACGACACAGATTTATCCTTCTACTTCACAGTCTAGTTCGTCCCAGACTTATTCTATTCAGACCCCTTCTGAAGTTACGATTTTGGACCGTAATATCGTTTGGAAGTCTACATATGAACTGACTATCCGCGGAACCCCCGCCGCAGGTGAATACCTCGTTGATTTGGGTAATCGTGATGCTCTTGCCCCCCTGCCCCTTCATATGAGCGCAACCACCCTTCAGGTTCAGGTGAATAACAACAGCGTTTCGGTGAATATCCGCGATGTGTTGCCCCAGTTGCTTCGTATGTATGGTGATGACCGCGCCCTTTCTCGCTGGAACGGTATTTGCCCTCTTGCTACTGACACCTACCGCAACTACTCCGACCAGATTGGCGCAAACAACAACAGCAACGGTGCTTGGGCGCAGACTGCCGACAACTCTCTTTTGTCCCGTGGTTCTTACACGATTGACGAAATCAATCAGACCACCCCTATCATCGGCGCTCCCGCCCCTGGTAATACTAAAAATCAGCAGACTATCGGTGATGGAACTGCCCGTGTTGTTGTGCTTCGTTTCACTTCTTATGAGCCTCTCTTCTTGTCTCCCTTTCATTTCGCTAATCTCTCGGCGAACCAGATGGGTCTGTATGGTGTGACTAATATGAACTTCATTTTCAATATTTCTGCGAATGCTAATCGTCTCTGGCGTTGCGGTGCTTCTCCCGCCGCGATTGCGAATTATGAAGTCGCTGTGACGAATGTGGCTGGCTCGGAACTTCATTTTCAGATGCTTACCCCTCACCCTTCGCAAATCCTCCCCTCGAAAAATGTGGTGGATTATGTTGATTTCCCGCGCTATTTGACTACGTTTACTAACCGTATCGCCGCCGCAAGCGTTTCAGCCACGAATGTTTTCAGCCCAGGGTCAGGAACTTTTTCAAGCAATAACATTCAGTTAAATCAAGTCCCCGATATGTTGGTGATTGTTGCCAGAAAGCCCATCTCCCAGCAGACTTGCCGTGATGCCGACTGCTTCTACCCCATTACCGGTATCACTATTAACTGGAATAACCAGTCTGGTTTGCTTGCTAACGCCACCCAGGAGACTTTGTTTCGTATGTCCGCTAAAACCACAAACCAGACTTGGCTTGAGTTTAAGGGGTCAGCGAACAAATACCTCCCCCCCGCTACTGTCCCCGGTGCTATTTACAATACAACGAGCCAGATTGTCCCTACTTCAGGGTCTATTTTGGCTTTGCGTTTCGGACAGGATATCCCTATTGTAGAGGAGTTCTATAGTGCCGGCTCATTAGGGTCCTTCAATTTACAGTTCAATTTGCGTTTAGAAAACTACGATTTTGCTGTTGGTGATGTTGAGATTTGCTTGATGTGCGTGAATAGTGGTCTGTTTATCACCTCCCAGGGTGTCAGTTCTACTTACACCGGTATCCTCACGAAGTCTGATGTTTTGGCTGCTTCTGAAATGAAGCCCGTCAGCGAGCGCCACCTCCGCCTTGTTGGTGGTGTTGAGAGTTCTGCTCTTAACTCTGTTGCTGATGTCGCCCCGAAGGCACAGGAAGCAATTCTGGACGCTGTGAGCGCCGCAAAAGACGCACTCGGTAAAGGTATGGGTTCAACGAGCAGCGGTGGCCGTATGAAATTGGCCTCAAGGTGCTAATCCGGTAGAGAAATCAATCGTTTTTATGGTATAACTATGAAATATAGCATAAAAATAAAAAATGTATGATAGTATAAACGAAATGGATACGGCCTACAATAGAAGGATAAGTTCTACGGTTGACGCGATTAATCATCGTGCGGCACGCCACGCCCCCGCTAATTTTGTGGGTAGGGGGTATGGTTCTGAAAGTGGTATTGATACACAATATCGGGATGTAATGGGCGCGGCGTATAACCACCCTAGAGATTTGTCTCGTGCGGAGAAAGAGATGAGAGCGGAGGGTGGTATTAAGGAGTTTGGCGGTAATTTGTTTGACGATATCGGTCAGGCTTTTAGATACACTCCGATAGGGATGATTAGCGACGCCGCACAGGGTCGCCAGAATGTTCTTGCGGAGAACTTTTCTGGAAGAGGATATTCTGGCCTTTCTGGCGGGAGTTCTGCGACGGAGGTGGGTGTCACGATGCCATTCAGAGAGGCGGGAAATCCGGGCGTGGAGGACTTTGCTGACCCGTTGAGCGGTAAGGGTAGGCCTGGGATGAGTGGTGGTAAACCGAAATTCCCTTTGGCGACGACGGTTCAAGTCGGTAATATGGACGGTTCTGGTGAGCCACCGAAAGTTGGTTGCGCGTGGTTTGCTTCGTTGGAGGATTTCAAGGGTGGCCGTAATCGTATGATGGAGAGTAAGAAGATTGGCCGTATGACGAAGATGCCCGATATACCATCGGATTTGACTGAAGATGAGATGAGGTTTGTTGAGGATTTATTCAAGAGGAGTAAGGGTGGTGCTGGTTATTATGGTGGTGCGTGGTATAATGACTGGGGCGATTTTGTGGAGGCTGTTTCTGATGCCTATGATACCGTAAAGGGTGTTTGGGAGGATTATATCAAGCCGGTTTTGGATGTGGTTGGTGAACCCCTGAAAGAGGCGCTGATTTCATCGGGTAATCCATATGGAGTGGCTGCTGGTGGTGTGCTGGAGTTGCTGGGTTATGGATATGGTGGTAGGGGTGATGGTATTGGTGGTGATAGTGGTGGTAATATGTCGGTAGGTGTGGGTAGGCCTGGTATGAGTGGTGGTAGGGGTGATGGTATTGGTGGTGAGATGTATGCCATACCGGGAATGAAGTGGAATAATTCGGGTGGCCGTAGTGGAGGAGCGGATGTTGGTGTGTTTGCGAATGCGAAGCCGATACCCGCGAATTCTCTCGGATTTGACCCGAAGTTGGAGGTTTCACAATTGAACGCTGCGACTGGCTCTACGTCATATGGAGATATGCCGACGAGCAATCCGGTTGGCTCGGGTATGTCGGTGAGTGGTGGACGAAAGAGACGCTTGATAAAAAACGCTAGGGGGGCTGCGCCCGCCCCGACAAAAATGGGCGAGGGTGAATTGACTGGTGGTGCTTTACAAGATATTATGGCGGCGGTTTTGAACGGTATTATTTCGGGTGCGGCGGCGGTGCCTGATGCGGTCGCGACGGCCGCAAGAGCGCTGAAAAAGGCTTATAAACGCGAGGACGTTCAAGTGGTATTGACATACCTAAAAGAGCATCCAGACGTTTTGATACCGTTTTTGCCTGGTGGAATGGCGGCGTCGGCGGTGATAGGACGACTATTACAGACATACTTGAATATGCCGACAAAGGAAGAGGAATGGGAAATGGTGGATGAGGCGTTGGATGCCGCCCCGGTTGTGGATATGGATGGCGCGGCGAGGAAAGGAAAGGGAAAACTGAAAATAACTCACGGTGGAACGGACGTGAAAGACGTCCTTGATGCGTGGACGACAGGTCTGATGTTGCCTTTGCGCGGTAAGAAGGGTGGAGGGTTTATGGAAGACCTTGAAAAAATGGCCCGTGATGTTAAAGAACCCGAGATGGTGCTATTTGATGACAAGGTGAAAGGGAAGGGAAAACTGAAAATAACTCACGGTGGAAAGAAAGTGTGTTCGTCAGATGGTAAATACTGTGTTGGAATGGACGATTATGAAGACCCGAAAATGAAGGAACTACTTGGAATGGGAAGGGGCGGTTCAAAAATGGAGCGTAAGGGGTTAGAGGTGAGTGGCGATAATTCTATGGGAGCCATCGTCGCCGAGAGGGGCTTCAGTAAGAAGTCGCAGAAGCAGGCGGCGGCCGTAGAGGAGAAGGCGAAGGATAATATATGGGACGGTGAAAAGTTTGAGAGCCAGCGTGGACGCTCCGGAAAGAAAATCAATAGTCTTATTCTTCAAGATGCGACACGCGGACAAAAGGGGGTGAGTGTGGCTGGTGGGTCATCCGCTCTCTCGGGAGGCGTTCATCCACTAACGCAGGTGAATAATCTGAAGGGTGTTTTTGGTGGTGGTGCTGAAAAGAGTGCTATGACACGCAAGGGCCAGAGCAACGCCTATTCGCAACTGACGAAGAAGATAATGGCGGAGAAGGGGATGAGGCTGGGCGAGGCGTCGGCGTATATCAAGGCGAATGGATTGTATAAAAAGTAAGTCTAAAAACGAAATGCCGAGAGATTTAGTTGGACGAAATTTATAATAAAAACAAAAGTATAGTTTGTATTATAATATAAAATGAGTAATCGTCATCGTGGAACGAACACAGATAGGGCGATGCGGAACAAGCAAATCGCGGAGGCGTTAGGGGAGGACGCCCGCGCAGCACAGAAGTCATTTTTACTGAATTTCCCTTTCGTTCAGCAGAATAAGGAGGAGTTTCTCCGCCCAGATGAGTTAGACCGTAAGACGCAGTTTGAATTATCAGGATTTTTGGATAAGATGGCATCGGCACTATCACAGGCAGTTTCAGCACTCGCAATCCCAGCGGAGGCAGGTAAACTGACGCAGGGCATCAGCGAAT